AAATATGTATGATCATACTTTTGACGCGCAACCGGCTAAGTCTGGTTGGGTAATCAGTCAAGATACCGGTGCGGACGCAACACAATATTCACCGGTGAATATGCAAAAGCTCTTTAGATTCGTAACGCTTGAAGAGGGCACATGGAGTCAAAGAAACCTTAAGATTTCTATTCGAAATATTAGGTTGCCAAACGCCGCAGTTCCCTCAGATTTATATGGCTCCTTCGATGTTGAAGTTCGAAAGATTCAAGATACCGATGCATCGCCAGAACCACTCGAAATTTTTACTGGATTAAATTTAAATCCAGCTTCTTCGAATTATATTGGAGCTAGAATTGGTGATCAAAACGCTATTTGGAATGATGCGGAAAAACGATATCGTTATTTCGGTACGTATCCCAATCAATCTAAGTTTATCCGTGTCGAAGTGGCATCAGATGTTGATGAAGGATCGATCACGCAAGAACTGGTACCGTTTGGGTTTTACGGAACCCCTCGCCCGGGCTCTGTTACTATGACAGGCGAAGGCGCAGCCGGAGCCGGAGATGCAGGATTTATTCAAGATAATCACACCTCAGCCATGGTTGATGATTTGGGGAATCTCGGACGTCAAACTAATAAGTTTATGAATATGGATGCCACCTGGCGAACGGGCGCCGCAGCTATAACAGCTTCTTTAAGTTGGCCATCCCATAAACTAGTTGGATCGTCTTCGATGACATCGCTTGCATCACCAACAGATCGATATTTCGGTGTTTCATACTTCAGACAGGGTACCCCCACTCAATTTGATGAATCTGTTTATGATTTGGCAATGCCCCGATGCAAAGCACTTAGTAATGGTAGTTGGGATTTGGATGACAACACTGGGACTGCTCTCCCTAATATGGAATATTCTAGTGTATTCTCTCTTGACGATGTTTCTTCCTCAGCAGGTGGCACATTCCCGGGACTAGATAGCAATGGCTACGTATACGTTTCTGGATCTAGAGCTCATTCTAATGCAGCCTCACAATCTGCAACTGCAATCTCTGGTACCCAATATCTTTTAGATGCCGGCTACGATAAGTTCACAATGCCTCTTTACGGCGGATGGGATGGACTCGAAGCTAAGGAAATGGAACCTCTAATCAATAATCGCACAACAAACACACTACTCGACGGCAAAACTGTCACGAATTCATATGAAAAATATACTCTTATGAGAGCGATTGACACTGTTGCTGATCCGGAATTAGTTGATATGAATTTATTGACTATGCCGGGCGTTACCGATGTCGGTATCACAGATCATGTGATCAACACATGTGAAAGAAGAAGAGATTGCATGGGCATTATCGATATTCCATGGGCTTATGTCCCACGGCATGAATCTAATAATGTATCGGCAGCGGCAAGGAACTCTGTTGCTGCGTTTATGACTCCAGCTAAAGCATCTACGGTTGTTAGAGCTAAAGGTTATAATTCTTCTTATGCTGCATGTTATTACCCATGGGTACAAGTTACTGCTCCGGTTACCGGACTTCCAACTTGGGTACCTCCATCAGTTGTCGCTCTCGGGGCTATGTCCTACGGCGAGGCTACGCAAGCTGTTTGGTTTGCACCCGCAGGATTTACACGCGGCGGCTTAAGTGAAGGACGAGGAGGACTTCCAGTGGTAGCTGTTTCTCAGAGACTTTCTTCGAAAGAAAGAGATACCCTCTACGAAGCAAATATCAATCCGATCGCCCAATTCCCAGCAGAGGGTATTGTAATTTTCGGACAGAAGACACTCCAAGCAATCCCATCAGCATTGGATAGAATCAATGTTCGAAGGCTTCTTATCTTTATTAAGAAAAGGATTTCTACGATTGCGGCGACTCTCTTGTTCGAGCCTAATGTATCGGCTACTTGGGGTAGTTTTACCTCTCAAGTTTCTCCTTTCTTAGACAGAGTTAAATCTGGATTTGGTTTGGAAGACTTCAAGGTTATTCTAGACAGTTCAACTACAACTGCAGATCTTATCGATCGCAACGTTATGTATGCTAAGATTTATGTCAAGCCTACAAAAGCCATTGAATTCATTGCAATTGACTTTATAATTACTAGTCAAGGTGCCTCATTCGATGACTAAATATTAAAAATGTGAGAGTGTAAGGTTTATTCCTTATACTCTCACTATTTATTATGAATAAAACATTTATCGGAGGATTAATAAATGGCTAATTTTTGGAATGAGAGTCTCACAGAACCTAAAAGAAAATTTAGGTGGGTTTTAAGCGTACAAGGAATAGATTTTTGGACGATCAAATCTGTTAACCGGCCGACAATATCTGTCTCAGCGGGAGAGCATAAATTTATTAATCACTCTTTTTTCTTCCCGGGCAGAGTTACCTATGGCGATGTCGAATTTACGATCGTTGATACGTGCAACCCTGATGCGGCAGAATCATTGAGACAAATGCTTTCTTCTGCTGGATATAGACTTCCCACTTCTGCTGACACAGCAACACAGACTATGACAAAGCAAGGCGCAGTAAGAAGCCTAGGCGTAGTACAAATCAACATGATTAGTGGTGGTGGTGTGGCTGGATCAGGCGCAGGAACTGGAGATGATCCAGCTAGAAATAACGAAGAAGATGTTGTTGAAAGTTGGGAATTACATAATGCGTGGGTTCAGGAACTTAAGTTTTCTGATTTGGATTATGAAACCGACGAGCTGTCGGAGATTACCGTTAAGTTAAAATATGACTTTGCGAAACTGAATCAAAATCCATCTCCTGTCGGCGGAAAACTCAAAGTAGGCGCCCCATCGACTTCTCATATGTTCACACCCGCAGCAATCGGCGAAGATCCGGAACGAATGGACTAAAATTTTTAAATTCTCAATGGAGGCTCAATGAGAAACAACGATGAGAGAACCGGAGCTGTTCAAAATACTGACAGCCCCGCCCCAACTCAAACACAAACGGGGCAAACTGGCTTAAATTTTGTAGCACCTACCGAATTTATTGAAATTCCCTCACAAGGCAGATTTTACCACGAAGGACATCCCTTACGCGGCAAAGAGACTGTTGAAATTAAACAAATGACAGCCAAGGAAGAAGATATTCTTTCTTCAAAGTCTTTGCTTAAACAGGGCGTTGCAATCGATCGATTTTTACAATCTGTATTAGTCAATAAATCAGTTGATACTGATTCATTACTAGTCGGGGATAAGAACGCGCTTATTGTCGCAGCAAGGTGTTCTGGCTATGGAAATGATTATCTGACAAAGATCACATGCCCTAGTTGCACAACCACTGCTGAGACTAATATTGATTTGGATGAGGTTCAACGAATGAACCCGGGCTATATCGAGAAGGAAGCCGATGAACCAATCAATGGCGTTTCAGGCCCAACAACGACAGGATGTTATTTAATAACTTTACCGGTAACCAAGGCAGTATTTGAGGTACGCCTGATGACTGGTAGAGAAGAAAAAGTTTTTACCAAACGCGTTGAAACCAGAAGAAAAAAGAAGCAAGGCGAAGCATTCCTGACTGATCAATTTAAAACGTTTACTGTTTCGATTGACGGCGTTAATGTGGCGCGCCAAATGTATAACTTTATTGATAATCTTCCGGTTAAAGATTCTAGATTTTTAAGAACAGCTTATAGTCAACTTTCACCTGCTTTGCAACTTAAGCATGATTTTGTATGTGAAGAATGTGGACACGAGCAGGAGGTTGAAGTGCCCATCACAGCACAGTTTTTTTGGCCTAACGCCTGAGTATATGAAAAACGTATATGAACAGTTCTTCTTGTTGAAATACCACGGAGGCTGGAGCTTCATGGAAGCATACAATCTTCCGGTAGCTCTTAGGCTGTGGTTCATGGAGAGGTTGGCAGAACAGTTAAAAGACGAGTCAGACGCACATAAGAAAGCTATGAATAAGTCTAGGACAAAGTAAAGCAGGCAGAAATGCCTGCTTTCTTCATATTTGTACTATTTATTACATAATTGGCGGAACTGTATGGAAAAATATGAATTCGATTTTTCAAAAGTCAACACTTTAGATGAAGGGTTTATGACGACGTTTGGGATCACCCTTAAACAGCTTTTAAAGAAGATGTTTGGGGGCGAAAGAGTACCTATTATAGTAAAAGGCAAGCCTAAACAAATAAAAGCCTTTGCGAAGGCTTTGGTGAAAGAAAAAGATTATTATAAAGTATATAAAAAGTATGGACTTAACGATCCGAAAACTTATCGATCGAAGTATAGGCTTAAGAGAGCAGTCCGTGAATTCGAAAGAAAAACAGGCATTAAGTGGCCGTTGAAATTTAGATAGGTGGTATATTAAATGATCTTGGAAGCATTACGAAGAGCCTTAACGACGCTTCGCAACAACGGAGCCTCAGCCGCCGAAATTGCAGAAATGGAAACCATTATTGCAAACTTGGAAACGGCGATCGCAGAAGAGAATGCAGATCTGCAAGCCGCCTACACAGAGACTTTATCAGCTAGCGCGCAATTTGTTGCCCGAGCTACAGCACAAGCGCAAGAATATGCAGATGAGCGCGGCAGAATTGCTGAACAAATGGCGCTGGCGCAGAATCAAGCAGACAGAGACGCACTGCAGGCTCAATACCTCCAACTTCAACAAGAAGAGAACTTAGCAACTCAGCGCGGACAGATGGCGTCGGATATCAACGCAAAAATAACAAAAATGGGATTTGTTGTTGATTTTGACGCATCACCAGTCGGAAAGTTTTTAAATGATATGCCCGGCGCATTCGAGGCAGTCGCAACATCAATAGAATCAGCAATACAACCGGCAAACCTTTTTGCCGCCGGTATGATGCAGATGATAACATCTACAAAAGACTTGTTTACTCAATTTGACAACGCGCAAGCCAAATTATCTGAACAAACCGCCACAACAGGCGAATACAATGAAATGCTCTATGAAGTACAAGAGCAGAATAAATCGTACAATGTAACTGTTGATGATGCAGCCGAAGCAATCACAGCCCTTCACAGCGAAATGACAACCTTTAATCAGCTTTCTGG